CTAGCATTGACCACTCCTTACACGCTTGGCACGGCCAACCTGATAAGCAGTAAGCATAAGAAGCAAGCAAACGACAAATATATTAAAGAGCGTATAAAAAAGAAAGGCTACACCCTCATTAGTAAGCAAAATATGCATATTTAAAAAAGGCTGATAATTCATGTCAAAAATCCTCGCATTGGCAAGAATAAGGAGCAGAAACATCAAGCTGAGCCAACTCACAATAAGGACAAAAAGGCAAATCAGAATCAACAGGAACAGAAACAAAAGGGATGCCCTCGACCACCGTGTGAACGGTTTCAGAGGGACGAGGGCAAAGGGAGGTTTTTAAAATATTTCTAAGAGTATCATTATTATCTAACACAAACTGCAAATCAATATCAGAAATAAGGTTAGTTTTATGGGAAGAATTATAATTTTTATGATAATAATCAGAAGCCGAAAGAGCCTTTATCAGACTCTCGACTTGAATACGGTTTAAAGTAAATAGATATGTTGGATTAACTGACATTTGACACCTCTGAATAGTGTATTTTGTAAACATGTAAACATGTGAACATGTGAACATAATGATAAGTTAACAGAATGAAAGACATTAAGCAACAAGAGATTAAAAAAAATGACTGAATCAATTAGACTGAACAAGAAAGAAAAAAAAGAAATAGAAAAAAAAGCTAAAGAAATCAACATGAAATTGATTCAAATAGACGAGCAGCCGATGAAAGAGAGCGAAATAATACACAAAATACTAGAAATAACGATAGAAAAAGCAGACATCAACGAACAAGGGAAGATAGAAATTAACCTAAATTTAGGCCAAGAGTCCACAACTAAATAACGTGGACGAAAAGAAAAGATGATCTACTGACAGTTAATGACTGACCTAATGCCTAACGCTTGCCCTTGGCGAAAAGATGCCAAGCGCGCTAACGGCTGTAAATTGAGGAATCTCTATCGTTAATTATCAAAAGACGTTAACTGTAGAAGGAAGGGTTTCAACTAATTGTTGTTGTTTAGGGTTAACATGAACGTTTTGAGGTGTAGAAACTTTCGGTTGCTGAACAGTCGTTTTTGGAGTGTCAAAGGTATGTAGAAGCCCTTTTTGTGTTTTATAAATATTACACTGGTCATTAGAAATATGAACAAGTAAAGCGCCAAACTTATTATAAGCGCTGCACTTATCACCAAGAGCCATGAATGAAACAGGAACTAGGTTAATATCTTCGATATAACCACCAGTAGCGGGATTAAAATAGCCGGAACTATTATCAATATCATCTTCTTTAACTTGCTCGGATTGGAGAGATTCAGCAGACGGATCGGAAGAAGAAGGAACTTTGCTATCTGGTAGGGATTCATCTTTTATATCCTCAATAGGTTGACCATCACCGCCTAGAAGCTCCGAATTCTTAGCACCTGATAGGCCATAGATAAAGATTGAAAGCGCAGCAACCACAAGAACAGCAAAGCCTAGTAACTGCTTATAAGGTATGCGCTTTTGATGGGTGTTAATGGTGGTTGATTTATAAAGCTTAAAAAGGCGGGGATTAGGGGTAAAATAAAACTTGTTTTCACAATTAAACTTATTAGCCATTGTGTTTGGATAGGCACGAGTAGAGCCGAACTGATAGACCTTAGTTTTTAAGCCGTAAGGTACAGTCAAATGATAATGAACGCCGATTAAATCTTTGATGGTAGGGTGAAGCAAACTGGGGTACTGAGTGATAAAGTAAAAGTCAAAACCTCTATGACGGTGAATAGTCAATTCTTGAATAATAGGTTCGTTTTTCTCTTTAATATTCTTATAAGGATCAACAAGCTGAACTTCATCAACAACAACGATAGAACCGTCAGGACAATCACGCCAATCATATTCCATAGAACGAACATAGTCTATTTTTAAAGACTTAATATTGGTGTAAATCGTTCTTACTGGCAGTAAATACTTGAATGAAGTGTCGCCTTCACGTTCTAAGATACGCTCGCAAATTTCATTAAATCGGGTAGAACGAGCAAAATAATCATCAGGACGTAGATCGTCAAAATCCTCCTTGAACATATCAAAATAATCATCGGGTAGAACATCAATCTCATTTCTTAATAAATGACCTGATCCGGATTCAAATTCATAATAACCAAAATCTGAACGGTACTTCTCGATAAAAGGCTGATTAAATTCGTAATAAAGCTTATTTTTGACAAGATTTACTTTGTTATCGCGCTCGACTTTATCTAACTTTGAAACGACAAAGACGGTTTTCTTTGCTCCAGGCGTACCAGTGGCAAGATAAAGCATTACTTAACCTTCCTTAAGGACAAGTTACCCGCTGACATCGTAAATTTTGTGACATAAGCACCAAAGACAAGGCTAAAAAATATATCAAATCCGGCAATATGAGCAAGAGCCAAAATATCGGAGGGGACTGAATTTATATTACCCCTAAATACATTAACCATTTGCCCAAAAATAATAAGAGTAGCGCCACTGGTGGCTAGGGTAAGACCAGCACCGGTTAACAAATCCTTTAAAAAACCTTTATTTACTGATTTTAATATTCCTGTTAATCCTGACATAATACTTCCTTATTTGTGGGCGCAATAGTCGCTCGTCGTCGTCGCCTCCTCCTCACTCCTGTCAGCGCCTTTTTATGTTTCTTTTCTTCCACCTACTATAGTTATAGCCATAAAAGAGCCTAATAAAATAAGGGTTGGTTTAACAAAGGTACTGAGCAAGGGGCAAACCTTAGAAAATGGCATTAAAACAAACTCAAAACTATTGCCGTATAAATTAACGCTAGTACCTAAATCAGAAGGACAAGAACCACCAAAGGAAATATCAGTATCTGGTTCAGGTAAAGGCGGTTCGGGAATTTCTACTTCTGTATTTTCATCAGGTTCAGGTTCAGATTTAAAAAAATCGGCAATACTAGCAATATTATCTGATATAGCACCAAGCAAAGACAAAAGGCCGAGAGCACCCAAAATCCTTTTTAGTAAGTCCATAATACCGCTAGGGTCAAAAGGCTCTGCGGGGTCTGTAGGGGCGTCAGGGTTAGCCGTGTCGGTTGTAGGTTCTGCGACAGCTTCAAGCGGAGTGTCCAACTGGCCACTTTCAACCTCACCAAGTGCAACATCGCGTACAAAATCTTGTGAAGCAGGGTGGGCAGCTTCAGCACCCTCTAAAACTTCTTGGGCTACTGTTGGGATAGGTATGTATTTATAATCATCATCAACCGGAGGTGCTTCAGCAGATGAACGTTCGATATAAGACTTTTTACCATCAGTGCAATAAATAGCCCAACGCCCAGATGATTCGACATAAGAAATTTGCTCATTAACACCGTGCGGAGATGATTGGTAATTTTCACAATAATGTAATGCAGCAGCTTCAACACTAGCAAAGCCATCACTAAGACTATTTTCAAAAGTACCAACACCACCAACACCACCGCTATTGTCAGCGGGGTCTAAATACTTAACGCGATTATTGTCAGGGTCAAGAACCCAATCAATCCCTGCATCGAGTAATTTAGACATAGCATAAGCAAGAGCTAAAGCACCGCCACCCTTTAATAATTCCTTACCGACAGCAACAGCGGTGGGCTTGTGGGCGATAGTGGCTTTCATAGCACTAGAACCCGCACCCTTAAAAGCTGTGATCGTAGCAGTAGCACCCGCCATTACAGTATCGGCAGCCGTAGCCGTCCAACCTTTGGGGGAAGCAGCATAAGCCGAAGTGCTAGAGAAAATAAGCATAAAAGACAAGAAAAAAGCTAAAATTTGTTTATACATGACGTTAGCCTTTTTATTGTGTTTTATCGAAAGGTTTTAATTAATACATGCAAAGCGTAAAAAATAAGGGCTATTGGTATCCAGTAGAGAACAGATGATTCAGGCATTTTGAAAACTCCAAAAATGGAGCTATCAGCAAACGCCAATAACTCCGGTTAGAACTTAGGCACTGTTTGCGCCACGTTTCATATAACGATAACCTGCAAATAGTGCTAGAACAGTCGCACCAATACCGAACAAGGTTATGATAATGGCTTTTGAAGCGGTAACTTCAGAAGTCATACCCGCGCCGATTGTCTCGATACCTTCAGCAAAAGCAAATACAGGCATTGAAGCAGCGATACCAACGACTAAAGCTTTATCCCAAGCAGAATAAGACTTTTGCTTTTCAATTACTGCTACTTCGTTTTGTGCATTGATTTCAGTCATGGTTTTATCCTTAAAGTGACTTAAGAGCCTTAGCGACCATTACAAAGGCTAAAATTAGGGCAAGAACGCCCGATATAGAGCCACCTATTAAAACCATATCTTCCTTAGTTATTGCTAACTGGTCTAACAAAGGACTGGATTCGAAGGCGACCCATTCGATGCACGTTTGAGCGTCTAAGACTTTACAAACATACATAGGAATTCCTTACATTTCCGTGAGTATTGAAGTCGGGTCAAGAATATCTGATTGAGTCAAGAACCAAACGCCACCGCCCTTTTTCTTTGGGGTTGCTGTCACAGATATTTGTACCGTTTCATTAATATGTTTTTGATAATTAGGCATAAAATGAGCACACTCGTCAGTGATAATGACTTGCTCAGAACATGGTACATTTTTACCAAGACCACGATCATAACGTTCAGACTCGAAAGTTATAGTTCTAAAGCCGTCATTGTTTTCAACTTTTAAAATCTCACCCATGTAAATAATCAT